GATGGCGAGTCTGTTCGGGATCCGTCCGTCGCTGATTGCCAACGAGAAGATTGGCATCATGACCGGCGTGACTGCTGAAGAAGGCAGTAATCCATCCGATTTCTGCGGTACTGCGCCCACCGCCGGACAACTCAAGCGCAGCGTGCAGAACTACATCTACGGCAAGTCCTACTGGAAAACCAAGGTTGCCAACGCGGCCGAACTCGGCGAGTATGCCGACTTCAGCGACATGGTTGCCAAGCGTATCATGAACGTCAACCAATCCGGCAATCCGTTCGTGCCGGACTTGATGAACAAGCTCGACATCAGCAACCGTGATGCGGCTACCCTCGCAAATGAACTGGGCACGGTCGGCGTGGCAATGGAACGCAGTTGGGAAAAAGTCGCCATTCAGGGCAACAGCAGCAAAGCTCCGGCGGCTGCTACCCTCGGATGGATTAAAGAGTTTGACGGCCTTGAACGTCAAATCGTCACCGGCAAGCGTGACCTCGACACACAGGTGTTGTCACCGGCTGCCGATAGCACCGTCATCAGCTGGGGCACAGGCATCGACGTGACCAGCGGCGGACGTACCTTCCCGCAAGTGCTGGTGGATACCTATTACGGGCTGAGCACCTTGGCTGACGACGTGGGCATGAGCGGCACACGATGGGCAATCGTCATGCGTATGGAAGAATTCCGCGCGTTGACCTATGTCTATGCATGCGAATACTGGACAAGCCGTTGTTCAGGCAGCGCTGGCAATCCTTCGTACACCGACGCCATGAGCGTCCGCAACTTGCAGCTGCAAATGTGGAACGGCAAGTATCTGCTCATTGACGGCACGCCAGTTCAGGTGGTCTTCACCGATGGCATCCCGCTGACCAAGGCCGGTGGTACGGTTTACACCGCGCAGGACTTGTTCATTCTGCCAGTTGAGTGGAACGGCATGCCTTTGCTGAACCTCGAATACAAACCGATGGCAAACACCGACGCCATGAGCTTTGCCAATTTCGTTGGCCCGAACGATTTCACATCGTTCAACAACGGCATGTGGCTGTCAACCAAGCAGCGCACGGCTTTCTGTATGGAATTGTTGTTTGCTGGCAAGTTCCGTTTGGTGCAAGACGCGCCATTCCTTGCAGCGGTCATCAACACCATGCAGTTCAGCTTCCAAGCTCCTGTCCGCAACGCTTACCCGGATAATACCGAGTTCTACCGTAACGGCGGCGCAACCCGCTGGGATGGGAACATGACGGTTTCCTAACCGTCAGGCGTAGCGACAACATCAGATTTGAAAGAAGGGCGCAGAGATGCGCCTTTCTCGTTTCCGTAGTACAATAATTCTATGTTCTACTTGTTCTATAATAGTGTCGGGCTATTATGACGTTCCTTACCACCATCTACATCCCATTCGCGGATTACCACCAAACCGTTGTCCATCGAGCCATCGCCAGCGCTACACAACAAACCATTCCGGCCATTGTGCTGGCTGCCGAGTCACCGCGTACACCGGCACGCTTCCGCAATGAGGCGATGAACGCCACCACGCCGTTCGTATGCTTTCTGGATGCGGATGACATGCTGGAACCAACTTTCATTGAGGAATGCTTAAGAGCTTACCAGCCGATGAAGTATGTATATACCAGTTGGAAGTGTGGCAGCGTGGAAGTGAAGCCGAACTTATGCGTGACGGCTGACGATGATTACCGCTCGCATCTGGTGACGACGCTTTACCCGACCGACATATTTAAGGCGCTTGGCGGATTTGATGAGTCGCTGAGTGGTCATGAGGATGTGGATTTTTACCTGCGCAGCGCCAGCCAAGGCGTATGTGGTGTGCATGTGGATAAGCCACTGCTGAAATACACCGACGATGGTGCGCGGTCAGAGACATTCAATCAACGCGCCGATAAAAAGGCGATTATGGACAGAGTCTTTTTAGCCAATGGAGGGCAGAGAACAATCATGGCATGTTGTGGGCAACCGGGCGAACCGGCGGCGAGTAATCCGGGTACTGAACAACCCGGCGATGTGTTGGCAACGGCACTGTGGAGCGGAATGCGGTCAGAGGTGGGACATGTGACAGGGCGGGTGTACGTTGGTGGGAATATGTCCAAGATATATGTTGACCCGCGCGATGTGGAGCACACACCGCATCTGTTCAAGCCGGTCAAGGATTTGCGCAAACTCGCGCCAGACCGCGATAAAGTGCTGCGTGAAAGTGGGCTGGTGTAGATGCAAAAAGGTCAAGGATTGATTGAGTACGTACTCATTTTAGTGTTGGTTGCGGTGGTAGTTATTGTCATCGTGGCATTACTTGTTGGCGGTAGTCCTCAATTACCATGTGACAAAAGCAGACCAAACGCCGGTGACATAGTCAATTGCATCGCAACGCGAACGGCAGAGGCTAGAAATAAATGAATCCGCTGGATTGGCTTTACTACGCAGCGGCCGGATGGTTCATGGCGTATGCCATCAGCAAGACACACGGGCCATTCGGCATGTTCGCATGGCTGCGCTCGCAGCTGCCGTTGGGTGGATTGACGGCATGCATCATCTGCTTGATGCCTTACGTGGCGCTGCTGCTGCGTCTGATTGGCGCGAACGTGGTCATTGACGCATTTGCGATTGCTGGCACGGCGTTGCTGCTGCATGGCTTCACCGGCTGGCGGCACGATTTCTAATTAACGAACAGTAAGTCAGGAAACGAGAATTTATCGGCATGGGCACAGTTATCTTTTGTGCGACAGATTATTACCTCAACGGCGGCTATCGGTCATACACCGACTTCTTCAAGTTGGCTGATTTGGCTGGTTACCCGATTATCCCATTGGCTGACATTGACCCGCAATCCGACAACACCTACATCTTCACACCTTCCAACGGTGAAACGGTGATGGGCTGGCCGGATGCGACCGCGCAAATCATCCTGTGGCAATTGGAATGGATGCTCACCAGCGAACACAACACGCCGCCCGGTGTGCGCCGCGTGTGGGCATCGGACGCAGGATTCGCACGTCAGCAAGGGTTTGAGTACGTGCCGATGGGCAGTGACGAGCGCTTGAATCAGGTGGGCAGCGAGCATCCGGCGGATAAGCTCTTCGACGTGGCGATGATTAGTTACCAGACGCACCGACGGCAGGTGATTACCAGCCAATTGATGAACCAAGGATTGACGCTCGCGCCGGTGGACAATTTGTGGGGCAGGCAGCGATCCGTTGCGCTACTCCAAAGCAAGGCGATGGTGCATGTGCATCAGCATGACAGTGTGCAAACCGTCGCACCATTGAGATGGTCGATTGCTGCGGCGCACCGGCTGCCGATTATCAGTGAAACCGTGCAAGACCGTGGGTTATTCGGTTATAGCGCGATGGTACAGGCCGATTACAGTTTCCTTGCAGCCTTCACCAAGACGATGGTGGACGATGACCGCTTGCTGGCGGATTATGCGTCCGCGCTGCATGGGCTGTTGTGCGTCGATAACACATTCCGAAAGGTGGTTGATGCTCATGTCTAAGACCATTCCATTCCGGCGGATGAACGCCACGCTGAAGGCCACACGCGCGGAAGTGCAACTCTTGCTGTCAGTCGATGGCATCGACACGCCGCCACAATTTCAGGCGCTCTTTTTGGCGATGAGCAACATGTCATCAGCACAAGTCAATCCAAGTCGGTTGCAACTGATGACACAAATCGCCGTGTGGCTGCGCTTCTATAAACGGCTGATTGATACGCTGCCGGATGCCAATCCGCTGAAGGCCACAGCACAACACGACTTCGACCAACTCAGCGAGCCGTACCAATCACTATTGGAGAGTCAACCGTCATGAAGATTATTGGGTATACCGCGCTGCGCTATGGTGCTGATTATCTGGGCTATGCCATCCGCTCAATCATTGATGCGGTGGATGAGTATCACGTGTTATATGCCACGCAACCCAGTCACGGCCACTATTCAGACGCACCACTGCCATCTGGCGAAAGTGAGAACGACCTACATGCGATTGCTTGGCAGGCGGCAGGCACTAAGCTGACATGGCATCGCGGCGACTGGACGCATGAAGGCCAACAGCGCGATAGCATCCACCAGTTTGTGCCGGATGCGGACGTGGTCATCAGTGTTGATAGTGACGAGATTTATAGTGAGAAGCTGCTTAAAAGTATTATGTTTACCGCAGCATCCTTTTTGCCTGTTCGATATATCCGTGTGCCATTCATCCACTACTGGCGCAGCTTTCACAAGTGCATTTTGCATGACCCGGCATATCCGGCGCGGGTGACATTTCCCAAGAAATCAGGGGGTGAAATAAGCTGGTCGGATAAATTCGGCGTGGTCAATCACATGGGATACGCCACCAAGCCGGACATCGTGGCCTACAAGTGGAAGATTCATGGGCATCTGGGCGAACTGCGGCGGGATGTGAACTGGTTTGAAGATGTGTACATGACGAACCGGCAGACGGATTGTCATCCAGTGGGCAGCGAGTATTGGAACGCGGAAACAGTTGACCCGCTGGCGTATATGCCACGCTGGATGGCTGAGCATCCGTTTTATGGAATGGATGTGATTGCATGAATAGTGATGACCTGTATGGTCTAATGAAATCTGGCGCAACGGTCAAGTTATATATTCGCACAAATAAACCGTTGAAGAAGCGGCAAAAATACGTGTTGTCGTTGCCAGATGGCACAACAAAGACCATACAAGGCAGCCTTTTGGCGCCACTGTTGGATAAAAAGCAAATAAGAGGGATGAAGTTATTTGGCGGCAGTTATGGGGATTACAAATACGAGGTAATTAATGACGATAGCAGTCAACCTGATTGAAGACCGGCTGCCGGTGGTGGTCGATGACCGGACGGCACAATTTGGCGGCAGCTTCTACTATGAGCCGCTGCGTCCGTATGATGGCCTGCCGCTGGCGTGGTTGTATGGCGAGTTGCTGCGCTATCCCAAAGCCACCTTGATTGATGTGGGCGCATCGACCGGCTGTTATACGCTACTGGCGGCACATCATCCAGACATGACGGTGTACGCCTTCGAGCCAGTACCAGCCACGCATGAAGTGCTGCAAGCCAATATCGCGCTGAACCAATTATCGCACAAGGTGTATGACTATCAGGCCGGTGTGAGTAACTATAACGGTGAAGGTGTATTGCACAGCATCAAGAACGTGGGCGGATCCGGCGTGTCTTTGGTGGATGGCACGCCAGCGTATCACAAAGATTACGACAATATCCCAGTTCAGGTTATTACACTGGATAGTTTTTGCAAAGAGTTCGGCGTCAGTCCGCATGCCATCAAGATTGACACGGAAGGCGGCGAGAAGATGGTGCTGGAAGGCGCTGCCGAAACCATCCAGCGCTGTAAGCCGTTCTTGCTGGTCGAGTACAGCCAAGAGAACGCCAACCAATACGGCTATGCATCGAATGAAGTGGTGATGATGCTTGAAAGTTGGGGGTACACGTGGCGCAATCCGGAAGGTATGGATTTGTGGTGCGTACATAAAGAATGGGAGTCTTTGAAATGAAGTTAGAGCAAGTATTGACGATGGTGGCGGCGCACATCAAGGCCGATGCGCAGGCGCTGATTGCATTCGCAGCTGAAGACACGCTCGGCGGCTATGATGTGGATGAGAGCAATCGCAAATTCCCACAGGGCAGCTTGTGGGAACCGGAAGGTAAGATGCTGTATGCCTTGGTGCGCTGGCTGAAGCCGGACGTGGTGGCGGAAATCGGCGGCTGGGCAGGCGCGAGCGCATCGCATCTGGCGCTAGCGGTACAGGCCAACGGCGGCGGCAAAGTCATCAGTGTGGACAGCGGCGAGGGCGGCGCAGAACATGGGCACTTGCTGACACCAGACCTGCGCCGATATGTCACATTGGTGAAGGCGGATGGACGGAATTGGTTACGCGAGCAAGATGACCATTCCATTGGGCTACTGTTTGAAGACGCCGACCACAGCACACAGTTGACGGCGGACATCAGCAAACTGGCGCTCGAAAAGGTGATGCCCGGCGGGTATTACCTGAACCACGATGCGGCGCATGATTACGCGCTGGTGGGGGGTGGCATGAAGGTGTCATCCGGCGTGGGACGTGCCATTCGCGATGGGTTGGACATCGCCAAGGTGTACTTCCGCACGTACTTGGCGGAACCCAGTGATTGCGGCCTGTCGCTATCGGTCATGCCGGGTGTGCCGATGACCAAAGCCATCCTTGAACCGGTGGTTGATTATGGCATCGCGCCGATTGAAACACCCAAACCGAAGCGCACACGGAAGTAATTATGACACCCATCATCTCGCTGGTATCCGGCACGTATAACCGCATCGCCCTGCTGAAGGACATGGTGCAATCCTTCCGCGACAATTTGCTGCCGGGCATGGTTTATGAAGTGGTGCTGGTCGATGGCGGCTCGACCGATGGCACGATTGAGTGGGCAAAGGCGCAGCCGGATGTGAAGTTGATTGAAGACGGCGCACTGCTTGGTGCGATTAGTGCCTTCACACGCGGGGCGTTTGCGGCGTCGGGTAAGTACGTACTGCTGGCGAATGATGATGTGCAGTTCCGCCCGGGCAGCATCCTACCGGCCATCGTGCATCTGGAAAACAACATGCGCTGTGGGGCGGTGGCCTTTGCGGATAATCGACCGATACCGGGCTTCTTCACCACCAATGACTACAAGACGCTGCGCATGGCTGCCGTCAGAGATGGCAAGCAAACGTCGGTGATTTATGCGCAAGTGGGACTCTTCCGCAAGTGGCTCGGCGACAAGGTCAAATGGTGGTTGGGTGAGCATGACGAGATGCTCGGCGCACATGTGTATGGTGGCGACAACTCGCTGTCGGCGCAAATCTGGCATTACAGCTACACGGTGGAAGCTGTGCCGGAAAGCATTATTGAAGACCACGTCATCAGTGATGAACTGCGCCAGATTAATTACAACAAGGGCATTGAGAGTAATGACAGCCACTTCTTCTATGACCAGTGGCCGGGGGGTGTGCGGGTGATGAACGAACCACAGTTGCCACAGCTGGACCGACGTGCGGCGCGTATCCTGTACCTGCCGATTTATGAGCCGGGATGGGCAGTGCAAAAGCATCCGGTGCATGGCAAACATGGCCTACGCGATGCACTGGCACGCGCAACCAACAAGTATGGCGCTCAACACATCGTGCAAGAGTTTGATTACCTCGAAGGCGACCAGAAGACGTTGCGCACACGCTTGATGGATGTGGCTGAGCGTTTCAAACCGGACTTAATCCTGACGCAGATTCAATCACCTGTGCCACTGACGGCGGACATGCTGAAGGAACTGCGCGAACGCACCGGCGCAACCATTATCAACTGGAATGGTGACCAAGCACCCGGCGGATTGGCGAGTAAGGATGTCATTGCCGTGCTGCGCCATGTGGATTTGCAACTCATTACCAACCTTGATGTAGTGGATGTGTACGAACACGAGCGCATCAAGTGGGCATACTGGCAAATCGGTTTTGAAGAATCGCCGGGGGATTTAGAACAAAATGTCGCGGATTATTTCTCGGAACTTCAGCGTCCAAATCCTTTTAGCAATTATGCTGGACACCCGGTCGTGTACCTTGCTTCGCTGCGCAGCCCTGAACGGCAAGCGATTGCCAAGATTGTCGAGGAATTTGGCGGCAGAGTCTTTACGCCCGGCGACGAATTTGCGACGCTATACAACTTTTCTACGTCTGCGCTCATTTACCGCAAAGCTAACGTCATCATCAGTGATAATGGCTTCACGTCCAAAGGTTTTGTGAGTAATCGACTGTTTCAGGCGTTGGCTGCCGGTGGTGGGGTGGTCTTCCAGCAGCACGTTGATATGTTGGATGAACTCACAGGTTTGAAGAATATGTTCCATTATGTTGAGTGGAACACACTGGATGACCTGCGAGAACTTATCAGCAATGCGTTGACAACTGGCGAATATCTTACAAAGCCGATTGCTGAATCTGGAACCAAGTTTGTCCGCGAGAACTTCAGCTTTGATGCGCAGGTTGTCAAACTGATGGCACTCATCAAGGACAAGCTGGGTGACAGCCAACAACTCAACGAGAGCATTGCGCTGCGCTATGTGGGACGCAGCAGCACCGGCTTCGGACTGGGCAACATGTGGCCGAGCGGCATGCGCTACGAATACGAGCCGGGGCGATTGCTGTACGTCAAGAAAGAAGATGTTGATGTCATCACCCAATTGTATCCGGCGGATTGGGAACGGATGGCTATCGAATAATGTGGCGACGGTTGAAGTGCGCGATGGGATGGCACGACTGGCGAGCGGTCATTTGTGAGCATGTGCTAGATTGGGAATTGAAGTGTAAGCACTGCGAAGCGCGTCATCCCTTCGATACACGCGGCAGTTTGTTTGAGTGAGGAACTACTATGGCAATCGCATTAACACCCAGCAGCAACTTTACGCCGGGGCAGAACCATCATTACCTGAACGCATGGCCCAAGATTGTTCTCGAAGATATTTGGCATTTCAACCAATGCGCTGGCATCGGCGCACCTGTGCAGACAGCCAATGACAAGGGCGGCGTGGCGTACCTCCAGAAGGAACGCGAGTACATCGCACGGCAACTGGAATCGGCAGCCGGACGCATGGCGCAAGACCTGAATTACTGGATTAATCCGGCCTACTTCAGCGAAATCATTCCGATTGGCAAAGGCCGACCGATTGCCGGACAGTATTTCCAGACACGCATGCTGAAGATGATTGAACTCGGCAGCCGCGCCACATCACTGATTCAGGCCAACGTGAGCGTGAGCTACAGCGACCCGAACAGCGTCGGCGTCAGTGATTTGGCAACCATCACCGTGACGACAGCAGTGGCGGATAGTGAAATCAAGCTATTCTTCCGCACAACTGACGGTGCACCGACGGCGTGTGATGCCCGTTATGAAGTCGAGCCGATTACAGTGACATCATCCGGCGGCGTGGCGACCATCAAGGCACATCGCGCATTGTTCGTCAAGCCAAGCGAGTGGGCGCGGGAATACATCGCCAATGACCCGAACTTCAACAGTCCCAACGTGGTCGATACGGCCTCGTCTGCCGGATTTGTGGCGGCAGTGGATGTCTACCGCGTGTATACCGACACCAGTGCCAATGTGCAACTGCTATCGGCGGACGGAACGGTGCTGCAAACCTACACCGGCGAGATACTGGACGCAGAACTGGGCGCGTTCCGTTTGGGCGATTTGTGCAGTATAGTATGTTGGGATTACGCACCGCAACGCATCAAGGTCAACTATCGCGCAGGGTCACCACTGGTCAACGGCGAGATTGACTCGGAACTATATGAGGCGTGTGTGGCCTACGCAGCAGCCAACATGCAAGCCAAGCTGACCAAGATGAGCTATTGGACACTAGACATCTGGACGAATTACCACGCGCCGATGGTCGATAAGGTGGGCGGGGCGATGGTGCCGGTGGCGACCAAGCGGCAGAGTAATTCCGGCTATGGCGCACGGAACGGCCAAGTCCGCGCATGGGAAGTGGTACTCGACCGACGCATTGAGAAGGCACATAAATTCTTTTAACTGAGACAAGTAATGTCACAACGTAAAGACCGCAACACCATCACCTGTATTATTCCGGCACGCAACGCAGCCGCCACGATTGAACGGGCAGTCGCCAGCGCGAGTTATGCCGGTGCGGATGCGATTCTGGTGTATGACGACGCCTCGACGGACACGACCTTCGATGTGCTGGAAGACATCTGGGACAAGTACCCCAACCTCGACTTTTATTCGGCGATGGGTGATGTTCGGGCGGGGGTCAACTTCGCGCGAAACTATTTGATAGAGCAGTGCGATATGGGACTCGTCATTCCACTGGATGCAGATGACACGCTGCGTGACCTGACACCGCTGCGCAAGGCGTATGAGCCGGGTGTGTGGGTGTACACCGATTATGCTGAGCATGACGGCGGCAGCGTCAACCACATCAAGGGTGCACCGGCGGGAGCGCTGCCACGCAAGAACATCACCGGCGTATCGTTCCTATTCCATAAACGCGACTGGCAAAAGGTGGGCGGCTATGACCCTGACTTTGCCTACGCCGAGGACTACGCTTTCCAGTGCGCCTTAGTAAATAACGGGATCCGTCCCAAGTACATCGACGTGGTGGGCTATGACCGCTATTTGCATCCCAAAGGGAACGAAAGAACCGCAAAAGCCCAAGCCTACTGGACTTTTTTCAGAGATTTGGCACGCAGCAAGTATCCGGCAGCCTTCGCCGGAAGTGGCTGATTGGACAGCGTTAGAATATTTTTGCTATACTCCAAATTAGTGACTGACGCTGGCAAGCGGTGTGATACCCTGACTTTCACACACAGTCGATTGGGTGGTGTAACTCCTTCACCACCCGACAATATTTAGTCAGGATGCCGGTCAGGGCGGTAGCGTTTTTGCTACCGTTTTTGATTCAGGTGGTGGGTGATGCAATCGGCAGGCGCAGCGCTAAGGCAACTGGACAAGACCGTTCGCGCGGCCACGTTAAAAGCCATGCAAAACGCATCCGACGATGTGCAATCCACCGGACGCGATACGGTGCGGCAGTGGAAGCACCGCGTGGATTATAAGGAAACGCCGACGATTGACCGGCTGCGCATTGAGCTACTCATCAAGCCGACCGGTCCCAACGTGCGCATCTTCCAGTATGTGGATTTGGGAACCAAGGGGCCATACCTCATCCCAAAGGTGGTGGTGCCGGGGAAGTTCATGCGCTTTCAGGTGGGATACAGCGCACGGACACAACCGATTGCCCAGTACAACAAAGGCAGCGGTCAACATTTCGGGGCGTGGGTGAGCAAGGCGCAGGTGGTGCATCCGGGCATCAAGGCGCGTAAGTTTATGGAAACGTACATGAAAGAACTCATACCATCGCTACAGGTGCGGGTTCAAACCGAGATTACAAACGCAGTTTAGAGTGAGAGGTTAAACTACAATGCCAATCCAGTGGAATAATGGCGGTGACCGCAGTACAGTCGATATTCAACCCGGTGGCCCCGGCAATCCTTGGTTGGTACTCGACCAGAATGCCGCGCTGGACGCACCATCCGGCGGGTCACGCGCACGCACGACCATGTGGGGACGTGATGAACGCGGCGGCCTCGCGCCACGCTCGATTGTCTACAGCGGCAATCCAGATGACTGGTCAGCCAACCTGAGCTATCCGCTCACCAGCGAAAACGCACTCAAACGCCTCAACTGTCCATTCACTATCCGTGCACGGCAGTATTGCTCACCCAATCGCAGCAACATGACCGCCTACACTGCGCCGGGCATGCGTGGGTATCTGCAAACCACCGTGACCAAGTTCGGCTATGACAATGGCCTCGCCATGAGTGACGGCCAAGGCACCGACTTGATGCGCACGGCAGCCATTCAGGGCAGCGCGGAAGTCAACTGGACGCAGGTGGCGCACGATGACATCAGCCTGACGACTTCAGACGTGGCCTATAACCGTGTGATTGGTATCAGCGCGGAAGTTTGCCAAGGTGCGTGTGGACTCGGCACGACTGAGGAAGACGCATGGCTGGCAGTCACGGACAAGGATGCATCACCGGCATATGCTGGCGGCTCGGCTCCGTGGCTGTACTGGACAACGGACAGATGGACAACCCGCACGGGCGTCCGCATCGGTGCCTATGTGGGCGCGGACGCGTTGGACGTGGTGCTTGCAGGCAGCCGCGTGATTGTGTTCTCGGACACCAAAGCGCCGGTGTACGCACAGTTGGCGGACATTTACAACGGTGTCACTGACCCGCTGCTGTGGGCATCGGCGAGCGGCATTAGTGAAACGGGCACGAACTTCCCGAAATTTGCGGCAGTGGTGGACGCTTCGACCATCGTGGCCGTGGGCGCTGGCGGACGCATTTGGCTGTCCACGGACGGCGGTATCAGCTTCAGCAAGATTTACGACACGGGCGCACTGACCACCCAAGGTTTGAACGCGGTCGATGCACAGGCCGGTGGCAATGTGTACGTGGGCGGCAACAGCGGTGTGTTCATTCGCCTCGCCAAGACACCCGGCGCTTCAGCCTTCGTTGGCAGCTTGATTGCTGTACGTGATGCCAGTACAACTTTACTGTCGAGCAACATCAATAGCATCCGCACACCATCCACTCGCGGCGATGAGGTGTATTTGGGCACAGCAGGCGGCGAAATCTGGCGCACGCGTAACGCCAACGCCACCAAGGTTGTGTTCACCAACATGAAGTTCGACCGCGCCGGAATTGGCAGCATCACCGATTTGGACTTTGTAGGCTTCCAAGGCAACACACTGTTCGTGCTGCAAACCAACACCGACAACACCAGCCGCGTCCTGCGTGACTTCAGCGGTGGCAACCTTGCGAACGATGTGGAAATCATCGGCGATTATGTGACGCCCGGAAATTTCAAAATCAACAGCGTCGCAGCCGCCAATGAGAATTTCGCGATTACCGTCGGCGAATTGCACGGCACCTATGCCTTCGTCGGGATGATACGACCCGCGCAATAAGCTGAACATGAAAGTCAGGAGTCATGATGTCAGGTGAAACCCTCAACACGATGACCGATGGGAAGCCGTCGGTCATTATCTACGAAACCGGATCCGGCGTGGTGGCACACATCACGCCGTTGAACCTCGCCACGTTGAAAGCTATCCAAGTTCGCGCTGCTGATTTGCATCCGTATCCAGACAAAGCGCCGTATCAGAAGCCGGAAGAGAATGCGTTCGTCGAAGGTCAGATGACGGCAGCCGAAGACAATCCCGAATACATCGCCGCGTGTAAGGTCATCGACGTGGAACGGGCGCAGTGGGCAGACCGTACCATCTTCAGCTATGCGGTGAAGTTCCCAAAATATCCCACACGCGAGTCATTGGTGGCTGCCTTTTCCGGCATTTTGTCGGATTTGAGGGCGATTGCCGAACTGCCAGACGATGATTATGAGGCGGTGCTACATCATCTGGTGCTGACATGGGAACCGATTGCCAACCGGCGCGAGGCGGATTATGTGCGCTGCATTCAATTGGCCTGCCAGACGATTGCGCTGACGCCGGATGAGGTGACGGCTGGTATCCGCTTCTTTCGGCCTGTCTTACCAGAACGTGCCGCTGGAGCAGTGGCTAGGCCGCCACAACGTCTTTCATGAAGGGCCATCTATCACGGCGAGTGATGGCTTGTGGGCAGAGTTCCAAGCGTGTATGCGCTTAGGGATTGACCCGGATGTGCAGTTCGCCAAAGACCGATTCAGCCGGATGCTCAACACCGGCGGCGTGGTGGCGGACGGTGCGCTGAACGCGATGCGGTCATATGACATCGCCAAAGAACGCGAGCGAGATGCTGAGCTAGAACGGAAACACAGGAAATAATGCCAAATTATCCAGAGTCGGGCATCAAGCTGATTGCGGATACCGCTGAATACACCAAGGCGATGGATGATGCCATTTTCTTGGCGGATTATTTCGACTCGCTTGGGTCATTGGTATTGGAAGTCAGCGCGGAAGTAGACACCGCCAGTTTCGATGTATCCGATTTACCGATGGACGGCGATACCATCAGTGTGACGGTAGAGGCGGAAGTTGAAGGCGACCTTGCCGACTTGCCGATGGACGGCGACACCGTCAACTATACGGTGGATGCGGAAGTCGAGGGTGATTTATCCGACCTGCCGCTGGATGGCGAAACGGTCAAATTCACAGCAGACGGCGCGGTTGAGGGTGAAGTCGCCGATTTACCGCTGCAAGGCGAAACTGTTAATTTTACGGCAGACGTTCAAGCCAGCGACACATCCAAAGAAACGTTGAGCGCAGTGCAGACGCTCAAAAACCTCAAGGTGTTGGAAACCGTCTGGAACATCACCGGCACGGCTGTTGATATTTTGGGCAAGGTCAATGAATTCGCAGTCAAACCGATGCTCAGCTTGGATGACGCGGTAGCGCGGGTGAATGCCCAGACCGGCGACGCAATACCCAACGCACGCGAACTGATTAACAATATTTTCTATGATGACCTCGGCGACTCAATTGACCAAGTGGGCAAACTGACGACCAAAGCCGCCCAGATGAAAGTGCCGATTGATGAAGCGGTGCGCTCGGCACTGACCTTCACCCACACCTTCACAGATGAGAATCCGGAAAAAGTACTCGACACCCTCAATCAGATGGTGATTGCCAAGCTCGCGCCTAACTTCACCGAAGCCGGTGATTTGATGGTGCGTGCCTTCCAGAATGGCGCAAACCGTGGCGGTGATTTACTGACAGTAATTGGCGACAATGCAACCGCTATCGCTGACCTTGGATTATCAGGACCCGAAGCACTGAGCTTCATCAAGACCGGTATGGACAACGGCTTTAAGAGCGCACAACATGTGGTTGATGTGCTGCTGAAGATTAAGCAGAACGTGAGCGGCGCAGCGGGTAATGCTACATCGGATGTGAGCAAGACACTCGACATACTGGGCATTGCTAATCCGGCGGAAACAGGCGAGGCGTGGAGCGCTGAATTTTTCACCGAAGTGATTGATGGCATCAAAAATGCGCCGGGCTTAACCGACACTGAAAAAGAAGCACTGTTCACCAATCTGGTGGGTGGCAAGCAAGGCGGCAAGACCTTCAGCGCCTTCCTGCAAATCTCACCAGAAGATGCGGCAGGTATCTTCAGTAACTTGGAAGGCGCAGCGGAAGACGCAGCCACGTCGATGGATGACAGCTTAAGCGGCGCGATTGATGACTTCATGCTGGCGGCACAGAAAGCGGCTACTGATTTCTTATCCAGTGATGCCATTGACCTGCCGGGCAAGATTGACTCGCTGAAAACTGGATTACAAGACGGTCTAAATGCGCTAGCTGAAGGCGGCACGTTGAGCGATGCGCTGACGATTGCGCTCAAACCGATTGGTTTTGATGACGAGTTTCGTGGGCTGGAGTCGATGCTAGGCAACTTCGTGATTGCCATTCTTCAGGCGGTAGCTTTCCTACAATCACTCGACCCTGCCAACTGGGAAGCCAAAAAAGGCACGGATGCATTAATTGCCCAGCAAGGCGCAACCCAACTGGCGTTTGACCTCAAAGTAGGTAATCCGGATGAAGTCGCTGGTGAATTGGCGCTGGCCGTTTCGCGCGGGGTCAAGCCGGAACAAATCAGCGGTGCGATTGGTACAGCGGTAAATGATTTGATTGCCGCTGGCACACCTGAACTGGCGCAATCGCTAGTGGATGCGGTCAGCACGGCTCAAACGGATGCTAATGCGAATGTGCAGCTGACTGCCAGCGGGTCGCTGATGAATGTTGAGCCGACAGTCACACCCGAAGCACTGGACGCGCTGCAAGCCAAGATTGATGCGGCCAAGCCGGTGACGGTGACCATCACGCCGGATGCGGACACTGAGAAGTTCGATGGCATGATGGACGCGTTCAAGGTCACGACCGAGACAGCCGCGCAACCCGTGGCGGACATGAACACCAACATTGCGACCACCGGCACTAACGCGGCAGCCGCCACGACGGAAGTGACCAAGCTCAACGAACAGACACAGACGCAGGGCAACAACGCCGGAAGTGCTGCGCCGAAAGTTCAGCAAAACGCGGACGCCACCAAGAAACTCGGTGACAACGCAAGTGCAGCCACGCCACTTGTGGGTGATGTATCCGGCGCGATGGACGCGATTGCCGCGAGCGCACCACTGGCCGCGTCGGGATTGTATGCAGCGGACGCAGCGCTGGCGCAAATCATTGCCACGGCCAACGGATTGGCAGCCGCGAATGATGCGGTGGCACAGAAGCAAGGCCAGTTAGACGCAAAGCTGAATGATGGTAATGGTGGTGGCGATACACCGAACAGAGGCTATGCAGGCGGTACGGACAGCGCGATAGGAACCTTCAGGGTGGGTGAACAAGGTCCCGAAATAATGACCAGCAACCGTGAATTGGCGGTACTGAACAACATGTCCACCGAGGCAATTATGGCAGCGCTGAATGGTTACATACCGGGCGGCAGCTTCAGCGGCAAGGGTAGCGGCGGCAGTGTGACGGTGAACAATACCAATTTCGTGCAGAGTGAAGCACAGGCGGACGCGGTTGGGTATCGCACCGCGCAACAACTGAGAGGCATGGCAAACTAATGGCCGGTGGATGGTTAGACCACAAACAACTACAGATTATAAAGGGTATCGGCAAGACGCCGGGTGATTCCACAAGCGCCGAGGCGGATCCGGTGGTGGTCAATCTGATGTCCGGCGCAATCACACTGGATGAATGGTCACCCAACATTCCGGCGGTTAAAAATAGCGGGATTTGGTCAGATAGCCCACTGTCTGACGGACGGCAATTGCTGGCTGCGCCGGTTGGCAATGTGGTCGAGAAGATAAGCATCATTATTAGTGATAAAAGTTATTTGGGCGCGCAGAAGCAACTGAGCAACTTGAATCAGATGGTGACGTATTGCCGCGATTTCTGGCAGTCACAAGGGCAGATTGACCCGGTGTACTTGGCATGGTGGGCAGGATGCGGCGCGGGTTTGCAATATGCCTTGATTTACAACGTCGAGCTTGCACCCGAATACTTGGATGGCCCTAGCCCTACCATCCGCGTCAGCCTGACAGTTGAACGTGAATTTGGCTGGCGTGGCATCCCGCCGGGTGCTAATCCCAAGTTGTGGACACTCGGCACACAGTTCAAATCATCCAGCGCGAATCTGGCGACAGGTAGTGACCATCTCGTCAATAAAACCATTCAAAACAAACGTGAATGGAACACGACGCAAACGGCTGAACTAACCAATAACTATGTGGACATTCCAGCAAGTCTGATACCGGGTGACCTTCCGGCGCTGGTGGCACTGGGCACAGATAGCATCGCCGGTGCAAATCCGCCGGATACACTGTACTGTGGGCGCAGCACCAAGCCTACATCCATGAATATTCCGGGCGGTGGCACATCTATTCCCATTTTGATGCTGAATGCTGGCGATGCATTTGGTGGACCACCCAAAGCGGCTGACACAGGTGCGCCTAAATCCAATTCATTGGGCACTGGTCAACGCATCGACATGACCGGCACTGGCTTGATTGTGTGGGATAGTGTCAACAGCAAGAGCAAGATTGACATGGCGACCATGCGCGGACAATACATCTGTTTTGCGCGGGTGCGTCTATCGGCTGCTGCAACGGTTTACAACGTCGCACTATCCATCAGCTACAACGGAACCAACCGCCAGACCTTGCCATCGGTGCGAGTCACGTCAGTGGGTGGTGGCGGCGTGGGTAATACCACATCATGGGCGGCGATTTACTTGGGTCAATTGAGTGTGCCATTTTCCAGCGAGCGCGTCCCAACCACATTGACAGGACTCGGCACATCGGTGGCGGTGGCCGGACAAAACACGATTGAAATCGACCTCGATGGCACACTGGTTTCCGGCGCAGGACATTTATACATCTGCGATGTCATTCTCATTCCGATGGACGAGGCGTGCTTCGCTGTGAATGCGGCCACGCTCGGCACACGCGTCTTGATTGATACCACCGGCTACGCTAACCACGGACAAACTGAAGTAGGCGTGATTAATGCACCGAACGGGGTCAACGTCAATCAAAATCCATACACGTTTTCAGGTCAAACACTGACGCTGATTCCGCACGTCAATAATCGGCTGCACTTCTTTGGAACGAATGCCAACACATCCAACATCGAAACGGCATGGGACATCCGGCTGAATATCGTGCCACGGTGGGCAGGAATACGGGATATATAACATGGCAACACTATCACATTACATTCATGTCTATCAGCGACCGAAGCAAGGCACAGGCTTCTTAAAGCGCTATCTGGCCTACAACTACCAGCACACCATCAGCAACCAAGGATGGTTTGACACGGCAAGCTGTGACCTGAGCGTCACATCTGAGACAGAAGGCCAACGCATCCTTGAACAATATTTGGGATGCTACGTGGCGGTGTACGTGGACAATCCAGTTGTGCCGGTTTGGGAAGGGCTGATAAACCGCATCACGTTCAACAGTGGCGGCGCATCCTACACCATCAGCTTAGATGAGATGGCAAACCGTGTGAGTGTGATGTATGTGGGTGCTGCCAACGCGCAAGGCAACACGCCTATCGTTAACAACACCACATCACAGGCGATTTATGGCATCAAGCAAGACCAGATTGAAGTGGGTGTAGATACGGGCGGTGGTACTCAGCGCACGTTGCTGCGGGATACATTGCTGGCACAACGGGCATTCCCGCAAACATCCTACAGCCAAGCGGGTGGTAACTCGAATCTGGTTCACTTGGAGTGCTTGGGCATCTTCCATACGCTGGAATGGGAAAAACTATTCACGGCGGTAGTAGCCACCAACACGGCCTTTAACACAGCCGTCACCAATGCGGTCACTGGCTTGGCGAATAGCACCACCTTCTTCGATAACACGGTGACCAGCGGGATTGTGGCGAATGCCGGACAAGCACCTGACCAGCAGCGCGGCGTCAGCACATGGGAACGCATCATGAAGATTGCCGAGGCGGGTGATGCCACAAGTTATTGGGTGGCAGGCATCACACCGACGGATAAGAACACCGGCAAGCGCACATTCTACTATCGCACAGCCAACTTTAATGTGGACTATACCGCACGGCAGGCGGACGGTCTGAAACCACGCAATGAGTACGGCAAGATTATCCCGCCATGGTTGGTGGTGCCGGACGTGGCAATCCGTGTGACCGACACGCTGCTAGGCTATGACACCACACTCACGACTGATGTGCGAGCAACTTACATCCAGAGCATCCAGTACGACGCGAATAATCAATCCGTGCAATGGTTTGGCGCGGATGATACCACGGCACGCGCAGCTTTCATGCTGAAGCGTGGCTTCAAACCATTAAGCCGGGCGTTCGGCGCACCGCTGCGCATCTTATCCGCCTAAATTAAGGGACAACCAATGTCATTCATCCATCCGATTGAGCAAGTCAAAGAGGCCGAGCAGTTAGTCGAAGCCGCATTGCAAGCCCCATTGAATAACTTGGTCATCGTGGTGGCGTTGGTGTCACTGGTGATTATATTGGGCATCGGCTTTCTGGTGTGGCGCTTTCTGCCCATCATCATCAAGCAAATCCAACAACAGTTGGATACCAATGAGCATTTGAGCACCATCGTGGGTCAGAACGTCGAGCAAATCAAGCTGACGACGCAGGTGGTGACCAGCAACACGGTTGAAGCACGAAAAATAATTACCAGCATTGACCGGCAAACTACTGTCATTCAAGGGCAAGGCCGTGACCTGCGCAATTATCAGACGTTGGTATCGGATAACCTGAGCGCCCACACCGAACAAATCGCGGCCAACACGCGCAGCATCGAAACCATGCGCGAACAAATCGAGGCAAAGTTTACTGAACTTAGCAGCCAAATTGAAACTATCAGTGAGGATAAGACAGTGTGTGCCGGACATGAAGCGCTTCTTCGGCAGTTGCGGGATGAAGTTATTGGCACTCTCAAGCAGCAGCAGATTATCCACAGCGTCGCCGCAATTGACGGCGGATGAACACCGCGCACTGTATGACCAGTGTGTGCGGTTGGCTGGCGAAATATACCTGACCACGCACCAAACCGGCGTGGCGCTCGACGTTTTAGAAATCGGAAACATCCATTTGCAGACGAGCATGATGCTCGACAGAAAGGCAACTCTCATGAAAAAACGTACCGTGTTTATAGTCCTGTTCGTATTGCTGGCACTGGTGCTCGGCGTAACGATTCTGCATGCGCAGGATGTGACCGCCACGCCTACGCCACCAAGCTCACCGCTGGATGTGATTCCGGTGGGTGAAGCCGGTAATCAATTGATGACGGCGCTGCTGGCAATCATCGGCAGTGTGTTCAGCGCACCGCTGACGCTGCTGCTGGTCAGTTGGTTGAAGATGATACCGCTGCTGGATGCTATTCCTGCGCGGACGCTGCAACTTTTAGTGGCAGTCGTGCTGGTGGTGCTGACGTGGATTACAACCTTCTTCGGACTGACGCCACAATTCAACTCGCTACTGAATGCATTACAAGTTGCGGGGCCGGTGGTGCTTCAATTCGTACTGACCATTTTGGGATCCGCATCGGCGTATAACTATGCATCCCGCCATGAACTGCCGATTATCGGGTATCAACGTCCAGTAAGTAGCGGCTAAATGGCACAATCGGCAATCTCTTACAACGTCAATGGCATCGGCACGCCACGGCCTGATGTGCTGGAAAAGCATATCGCGGCGATTAATCCGCGCTGGCTACTCATCATGGATAACCTCGGCATGGCGCAAAGCTATCGGCGGAAGTTCCCAAACCTCAATGTGGTGCACCGCAATTGGGCGCTGACCAAAGGTGATGAGAACGTCTACAGCCAATTGACTCCGGCGCAGTGGATAGAGAAGCGCCAAGCTGAAGCCGTTGATGGGATTTATCTATACACCGGCAATGAAGCTGGCATCGCGGCACAGTGGCACATCGACCTGATGAAGTTGATTGTCAGTCGTGGGCTGAAAAACTTACGGCTGGTGATTTGCAACTGTGCCATTGGTACCCCAACCGTGCCGGAATGGTCACAGCCGATTATGCGCGAGTTCTTCCAACTGCTGCATGAGCACCGTGACCAGTTCGTGTTGGGACTGCATGAATACTTTAGCGGCATAGCGCCAAGCGGGTTTGTGGGTGGGTATCCAGACGGCAGTTGGTCAGATGGGCGTACTAATTTGCATCCGAACTATGAGAACCGCGCTAATTGGCCGGAAGATGCCAGCAATATCGGCATGTTGTGGCACTGTGGCCGGTTCAAAGTGGTCAATGATGCGGCCAAGTTTTTCGGCTTTATGGCACCACGCATCTTGATTACAGAACACGGCGCGGATGACTTGGCAGATGTGGCACCGTGGGCAAAGAAGTTCCCACTGACGCCACCCTACCAGAACCATCGCGGTTGGAAATCGTTGCGGGAAATGTGGGCGAAGCTGCTGCCCGGACGCAGTGAAGAGAAAGCGTTCTTTGAGAACGTGCGCTATCTCAACCGCGCAGTGTACAGCCACTTTCCAAACGTGGAAGGTCAGCTGCTATTCACATGGTCGAGCAAGAACGACTGGGCGCAGTTCGACATGAGTGCCGCCAACGAATTCATGACGCTGTTGGAAGATGAAGCCGATAAGGTGGTGATTCCGGTCACATCGCTGCCCACGTTTCCGGCAGACTTCGACAGCCGCGCTAAGGCGTACATCGTCACTGGCACACAAGGCGCAGTGCCCGTGCGTCAGAAGCCGACGCGTAATTCTGCATTGCTGGCGCTGGTGGGTGGTGCACCCGGCTTGGTCAGCCTGATTGATGTGGCAGAGTTGCAAACATCCGAACGCGTTGAGGAAACCATCGACACCACAGCGGGTGTGTGGCTGCCGGTCATGGTGGGCACGACCATCAAAGGCTGGTGCTTCAATGGCTGGTTGGATGTGCAGCCGGTGAAAGTCGTGCCGGATCCGCAACCGGATGACACGGTGACATGGACGGTGAACATCAAGGCGACCTACACAGGCAAAATCACCGAACGTGAAGCCAGCAAACAAGCATGGGCAGCGCTGGCGGATTTTATCCGGCAAGTACATCCGGCCAATGTGGTGCCTGACGTGACGGTCAGTGAATAGTTCGTCCGCAGTCGAGTGAAGAGGTGCAATCATGTAACCGCAACCGGTTTCATGTCCGACTGCTACATATATCAAAGACGCCTGCATGAGCCACAGGCGTTTTTGATTGGTTGTGTGGTGCTTATATGAACAAACCCATGTGCGCACCACACGGGGATTACTGGCGGGGATCGATGGAACCAGTGATGTGACCGTCAAGGACGGAGAGGCGGCGACCACCCAACAGGCGATGGATAAGCTGATTAATGACGCCATTGTCGGATTGCCAGAAGGCGGCGAGGGTTTCAAAGGTGGTGAGTTGCTGGAAAGCGGATTCAACATCGGTGAGGTTATAACGAGCGGCGAGGCGGGTTTCATCGTCGATGTGCTTTAGTAGGTTTTCGCGCTGCGTGGCAAGGCCGTTGATTTGTTGGTCGTAGAGCGTGGCGAGCGAATCCGGCGCGATGGATTGCTTCTCAATCAGGCGGGTGATTTGTTTATCAAGGGCGGCCAAGTCATCCTTCAATTGAGAGGTACGATTGACCGGAACCGCATCCGGCAACACCAAGCCGAATGGGTCGTGATGGTCAAGCATGATTTGAAGCGCGGCGTCCATCCATGCACGGACTTTCTTCTCACTAATCGACCACTTGCGTGTGCAGCCGGGGCGCGTGCGTGCCTGATACTTCGATTGGCAGTTATAGCTTCCTAAATCGCGCGTGCCATGCGAATAGACCATGACGAAGCCACACTTCTGACACACCAGAATGCCGCTGAACTGATGAACGCTGGCGTGTTTGCGAGGGCGGAAGGTAATCCGGCGGATGACTTCAGCGCGTAGTTGCTGCGCCAGTTCGCCCGTGAGTGCCGGTTGATTGACATCCCGACGCATGACGACTTCATCCGGCAGTGGCGCGGAATGGTCAACGCACCATAAGCCAATTTTCTGACCGTTGGCATACTTACTATTTTTGTGATTGCGCACCGCATCGCCCCAGAACCACGGATTGCAAAACATATGATAGAAGAAGTAGCGCTTGAACGGTTGGCCGTTGTTGCCAATGCCAGATGCCCAGAGATGCGATTCGATGTCACGCCAGCCGACGCGGTTGATGACGAGCTTGGCAGCCGCTTCGATGGTGGACGTTTTGGACGGATCCGGCACAAAGCCAATTACCTTACCGATAGGGTCACGCACTTTCATGTGTGACCAGACGTACATGCTACCCTGCGGAATGCCGTGTTCATCCACCAGCTTGTGCCGACCGCGCAGCATTTCCTTCTTAATCCAGTTCATTTGCTTGCGGATTTCGTAGCCTTTGACCATCAGCCAAATGTCCGCGTTTTCGAGGCTGACAAATCCATCCGACAGCGAATAAATCCGCGCACCGCAATCTTCGAGGATGACATCGACAATCTCATACAACAGCGAGGCTTTACGGGCGAAGCGGTTGGCATCCCGGCAGATGAGAATATCAAAGTCGTGGGCGTCAAAGTGGGCAATCAGCCTATCGAAGCCGGGTTCATCGTGGCTGCGAGCGGCTTCGGCCAACTGCGCCAAGGTGCGATAGTTGCGGCTGTGGCCCTCAATGCGGATGACATCGGTGACCGTCCAGCCGTTCTTGGCAGCGGCAGCCATGCCATCCGACACCTGAGCATCTAAGCTGAATTTGTCGTCTTCGGCCTGGTCTTTGGCGGACACTGCCGCCAGCAGTATTGCGCGTAGTGGTTCGGTGGTCATTTGGTTCGGATAAGCTCAAATGCAAGTTGCCACGGCTTGCTAACATTCTCAACGGTGATTAATACATCGCACTTTTTGGACACGAATACGGCCTCGGCACCATCTTTGCCAGCACCATCCGACAGATTGAAGAGTGAACTGGTGGACATGCGGACGCCGACACCACATTCACCATCTATCGCATCCACATGCACGATTAAATAACCGGCTGTGGTGGCTTTGGCGCGGTAAACACCCGCCGGAATAGTCACCGGTCCAATGACGACTTGTTTATCATCTTCAAATGACAGGCCGGAACAATTGGCTTGGATAAAACTGGTGGCATCAGCAACCGATTTGAAAAACGCTAAGATTTTAGCCGGATCAGTAGGATTGCCTTCATTGACCTTTTTAAATCCTTCGTAAAACTCGGACACGTACTTCTTCAATGAAGTGAGTTCACATGCTTTTGGGACATCCTGCGCCCTAGCAGGAAGATTTGAGAAAGTGAGCATTACTAACAGCAGACATAAAATTGATGTTTTCATTGGTGATACTCCTTGCCATAGCTTATTTGTTTTTACAGGCGACGAACGTGTTCTAAATCCACTACCTAAAGATAGTGTTGACGCTAATACTTGACGGACAAAAAAATACAAACTACATTCAAACCTAGCAATAACCTGATTAGTACCGAAAAGTCACCACATGCTAGAATATTTGGGCTACGATTTATAACTGAACAGTATTATTAAGGATGTGCCGACATGGAAACACAACAGGCTGAACGCATCGCAAAGATGTATGATGCACTCAGCCCACACCAAAAAATTGACGTTCTATTTACCATCGTCCAAGAGTGCAGCAATCATGCGCTCAACCCGGTCGATAACTTCGGGCGATTGCCCATCGAGCAGTTTGACAATGCGACTGCCGGGGATACCAGCGAGAATACCCGCATAATCGTATAACTTGGCTGGCGACTTTTCCTCCAACGCTTCAGCAAGAGCCGGAATGACTTCCAACGGAATCACCTGACGACCTGCCTCCCAGTTCGCCAATGTCGTTGCGGCTCTATCCACACCATGACTGCGCATCCGCTCGGCCACTTCTTCCTGCGTCAATCTTAAATCCTTGCGTCTGACCGCAATATAGTTGCCAAGTTCGTTCATAGTGCATCCTGTTATTTAAACCTAAATCAATTGTAAATCAACTTCACAAGATTTTCCATAAACTTTTGTATAATTACTTGACAAGATGTTATTTTTGGGGATATACTTTTAAAAATCAAAAGAGGTGAATATGGACGCACTGATACAAAAGAAGACTGAGTTCCTCAATGTTCCTCTCTCGCCCGAACTCAAGCGGCGGGTTCGTAGCTACGCGCAGACGAATAATCTGACCATGTCGGCGGCTGCACGGATGATTCTGAAGGAATTCTTGTCCGGCAACTTTGGAAAATCAAAAGCAAAACTCAACAAATAGCATTAATTATTCAAAGAAAGGCAACACAAAATGGCATGGCAAATCGTAGTGACAGACGCATGGAACTTTAAAGACGAAGTGGTTGATTTTGGCGATGACAAGCAGACGGCGCAGCGCGTTTTCAGCCAGACGTGGAACGGCTTGCTGCGGGATGGCTTCGTGAGCGTCCACAGCGCGAGCAATGAGCGCTTCATTCAGTACAACAAAGGTGATGAGACATTCTTTGTGGAACTGCGCGAACGGCAGCCGATTGACCTCGACAACCTGTTCGGATGCATCAAGATGCTGGCGCTGGCAAAGAGCAATCCCAACATGGGCTGGATTTGGGCAGTGTGCGCAGCGGAAGACAACCAACGCAAGCTGAAGGTGGCGCGGCACCACATCAAGATTGATGAGAATGGATTGCAGTCGGTTCTACCACTGGACGATGACCGTGGCGAGGCCATCCGGCAGTTCGTGAACATGGTATCCAACGCAGGCTATCACGGTGGCAGCACATGGCGCTGCGTAGACAAGTTAATGAAGTATACCGTGGTCAGCGGCGTAGGCACCACCACGCTCGAATTCGTTGAAGGCGGTGCGTAAGTGCATAACTCAAAGCCCCACCGTCCGGGCAGCCGCACGCACAAGCAATCTAGCGTGATTGATAAGGCGCTGTACATCTACAAAAAGTATTCACCGGACTTCATCGTGCAACCCGGCGATAAGGTGCAATACATGGATGAAGACGGCAGTGTGTTGGCCGGAACCGTGCTGGCGGATGGCTCATACTGCCTGAACAACATTGATTATGTGCGGGTGGAATTCGCCGACGGCATTGAAGCGATCGCCGTGGGCAATCTTATCAGCCTACCGCCATTGTTCGATTATAGCACACTGAGCAGCGAGTCACGCATCGTCGTGATGCAAAAGACCAGCGAGATTAAGACGTTGATGCGCCGTGCTGCACAGGACATCATCGACATCGGCACCAAGCTAATTGAAGTCAAAGACCAATTGGGTCACGGCAATTTCGGTAATTGGCTGAACGCTGAGTTTGGTTGGAGCCATGATACCGCCGGACGTTACATGAATGTCTCTCGTGCGTTCATTCAGATTCCGCACGGTGCGGAATTTCAAGCAAAGGCGCTCTACCTACTTTCAGCACCATCCACACCAGATGAGGCACGCGAAGAAGCGCTTGAGATTGCCAAATCCGGCGAACCAATTACCTACGCCACCGCCAAGGCTATTGTTGCCCAGCACAAGCCAACCGAGCCGCCACGCCAACCACCACCACTGCCACCTGTACCGGCTGCGCCACCTGCGCGTGTATTTGCGCCAGTGCCATCGACGCCAGTGCGTTACAGCCCACCACAAGATGATTATGTCGAAGAGTTTCCGGCTGTGCAAGTGGATGCCTCGCCGGAAGAAGAAGCGTATGTAGTAGTTGAAAGTCCTGATGCTGTTCCGTATCAAGAAGAACCTTTGCTTTTGATGGTCGGTGACAAGGTCAAAACTATTCACGGTCGGCTAGGTGGTCTTGTTATAGGCGTTGATGAACGCGATGCATACCGCACGCACGTTAAATTTGGAGATAGTGAAGCGTACTGGACGGATGCACATTGGTTGGCGTTAGTCGAGCGACCAGAAGCACAACCAGAGCCAGCAGCGCCAGCCGTCGCCACCTACGCGCACCATCGCAGCACATCGAACGAATGGTACACACCAGTCGAATATGTGAACGCAGCGCGGGAAGTGATGGCTGGCATCACACTCGACCCGGCAAGCTGCGAATACGCCAACAAGGTTGTCCGCGCGGCGATGTACTACGACATCGACACCAATGGTTTGCTGCAACCGTGGGAAGGCAGCGTCTTTCTCCATCCACCCTACGGACTGGATGACAACGGTGATTCAAACGTCGCCACATGGGTCGCCAAGCTGATTAGCGAATTCAACGGCGGCAAGGTGAAGGAAGCCATCTTGCTGGTGAACGCTACGCCGGAACGCAAATGGTTCCAACCGCTGTGGCAGTATCCAGTGTGCTTCACTGACCACCGCATCCAGTTCTACAACGCCAACGGCCAAAGCAATCAACCGACACAGGGCAACGCCTTCGTGTATCTCGGCCCACACAAGCTGACGTTTGCGGCCATTTTCGCTGAGTTCGGCACAGTCGTTTCGCGGATGGGTGTATGACCGCATTCGACTTCCGGCGGCAACTGGCCGAATCCAACAGCCATGTGCAACGCGTGGTGCGCTGGCTGCAAGCATCGCCAAGCGTGTTCTATGCAGCAGATGTGCAGGATGACCCGGCGTACTTCTATCGCGGTGACATCTTGTATGTGCCGAACAGTGCCGTGCAGCACATTGAGATGAAGATTGAAACCCGCGCCAGCAGCGACACACCGAACTTGGCTATTGAACGCTACTCGGATGAAGCACGTTCCAAGATGGGTGGCCCGTGGAGCACACGGGCGGAATGGTATGCGCACCTATATGCCGACGGATTGATGGTCATGATGCGCCGGGCAACGCTGGTGCAATGGCTGACACCTGCGCTGGCGACCTTTCCGAGCTTCAGCGCACGCAACACCACATGGATGACCACCGGCGTGTTGGTGCCGCGCACGATGGCACAGAACACACTGGCGGATGGTTACCGAGAATTCAGGATCGCGTCATGAAGACAGACAGCAACCAACCGTGGATGAAGAGCTTTATCCCGCTGCCGAGTAATCCGGCAGAACTGACCATTGAGCACCTGCGCACGGCTTTTGTGGGTGATTGGAACGCGCTGAAGGAGGTGAAGAAAGTCGCACGCGAAACGGTTTCAAACGGTTCTAAGAAAAATTAAAGCACATAAGGAGTTTTGAAGAATGACACATGTATGGGTAGCCGCTATGAGCTTATTGCAAGAAATGGAAGGACTGCTGAAGGTCATTTTAGAGGATACAGCCGCCAAAGATTTGAATGCGCGACAAGTGCACGTGTTGGGTGAACTGTACCGCGAGGATGGGCAAAACGCTAAGAACTTGGCGATTGCTGTGGCACTGCCGACAAATGCATCTACGTGGTTTATCGACAACCTGATTATTGCCGGAATGGTCGAGCGAAAGACTAATCCCGACGACCGGCGAGCGGTCATCATCAGCCTGACGAAGCAAGGCGAGGCGCTACGGCTGCCGATTACCAACGCACTGGACGAACTCAGCGATTGGTTTGATGAAGTGGACTGGACGCCACGACTGGCAGTCAATGACCGTGAAACCGCCAACGCCTGAGCGGGTGATTCTACGTCACCCAACTCAGAAGTTGGAAGTGGTTGTGCCACGCGGAAAGCTGGCGCAATTGCTCATCAGCCTAGGTTACGCCGTGGTTGAGCCTGAGCCGCTCGACCACACACCAATATCGACCGATTTAGAAAGGACAGAAGATGAAGACACCTAATCACCCTCAATGGCAATACGCCATCCGCGAAAGCGCCTCCAAGTTTAGCACACCCAGCTGGGGACGCAAAGACATCGACCCTGAGACACTGACCGAAGAGCACAAGCAAGCGATTGCTGGCAAAGATTTGCACATGGTACTCACCAAGGTCATGGGTGTGCCGGTGGCTGCGCCGACACTGTACCGCAATTCATACCACGTCGATGGATTTATCTTCAGCCTGAAGATTGACGCCGACGGCAATGAGGAACGCCAGCCGGTGATGACCAGCACCGCAACCTTAACCGGCGGTCACCGCATTGATAAGTCACGCTCGGCACTGAATTTCACGCTGTACGTTGAAAAGTTAGTGGCGGATCCGGCGTTTGATGGTTGGCCGAAGCGCAAGGCTGTCGTGGCACGCAATTACAAGCTGAGCATCTCGAATCCGCATTTCCTGCGCAGCGAGTTGGTGGAAGTGATTGACGCGCTGGAGTCGGAATATCAAGCGGTGCTGCCACGCTACCAAGCATGGAAGCTGCTGGAAGACAGCACGCCGGAAGAACTGCAAGACTTTGTGCTGCAAACCCTGCGCCAAGCGGCCAAGCGCATGCCAGCGCTGGAAATCCTGCCCACCCGCATCCCATCGGCAGATGAAGCGGACGACGCCACCGCACTGGACGGCATGTTGCCTAAACTGCCGCCCAAACCTTCTACGCCGGATGATGACGAGCCAGAACCTACAGAAGATGAAGCCTTCGATGATGAGGCGTGGGACGAAGACGAAGAAGACATGGACTATGGCGATGGTGAAAACCCATGGGATGAAGACACCCATGAGTATGAGCCAGACGAAGAAGACGAACCGGCAGCCGTTTAATCACCATTCTCGCATCCGGCGGGTGTGTGCCTGCCGGATTAAATATAAAGGACAACAACCATGTTTAAAGCAATCAAGATCGGTAATGAGCGAGTGTTACTAAACAACATAACCAATGTGTCATCAAGAATGAGTGACCAAATACGCACATTGAGCAATGGACAACTAGCCGAAGACCCTTACGTGAATTAGAAGAGGCGAGTAGAGGATTGGTTGTCTTTGTCTACTTTATCAGCGGAAGTGAACTTGATTATGTCAAATTTGTTGGACCTGAAGCCGAAGAATTTCTAAAGCAATTTGACGAACTGACCACCTAACCCACCCATTTATTAGCATATCCGGCGGGTGTGTGCCTGCCGGATTACTGAAAGTAGCCAAGCGATGCGATGGGAACCTATCAACGAAAGTGATTTAGCGATGCGGTCATTGTTGATGCGCATGTATCGCAGCCGGGCAGAGGGTGAAGCCTATTACCACAGCAACCTTGTGAATGGCGAGGCGGCAGCGCTCGAAGCCGATGGCTGGATTGAACAGCATGGCGACGGCTGGCGCATGACCGAGCGCGGTGTCAGCGAATGGGCACTCTTAAACGCGGACAACTTTATGCACAGCGAGTGGAATGCTCGCAACGGACTCTTTGACGAATTACGTGAAATTATTTTAGAGGTGAATGCGATGGGAACACGAGAACTATGCAGCGTGGAAGGATGCGATGAACGCCGGATGATGAGCAAATCCGGCAATAGGCTGACCAAGTGCGAGAAACATCAACACGAATACTGGAACGAAAGACAAGCGGCACGTTCAGAACGATTGAAAGCAGCAGAAGAAGCGGCAGGCATCGTGTCCAATCAACGCGGACGACCACCGAAAGCCAAGCCAGCACGCCGCCAGATGGATGATACGCATGAGTTGTTTTTGGCGACCGTTGCGAAGCTGCCAGATACAAAGAAGCCGATTGTTTACGGTCACAATCCTGAACAACAAACTGAACTAAAGCGCGTGATTGACACCTATGTGGCACCGGAAACCACCAACGAATGGATCCATGCACCGCTGCCGGATAACTATCCCGCGACTGTAGGTAATCCGTGCGATGACTGCGTATATAAGGACGTGGTTGAACTGATGGTCAAGCGTGGCGTGCCGGGTGTGCATGAAATCGTCGAGGGTGTAAAGGCGCTGCGTAAATGAGCCACACAATCCTCATGAATTCATTCCAGACGCCTAACCACTTTGTGGACACGGCCATGGCAATGCTGACGCCGGAAGAATACAAGTGCCTGTCATTTGCGACACGCCACATCCTCGGCTGGCAGGACAAAATCAATAAGCGGCGCGGATTCATCAGCTTGACGATGTTTGAGCGCGGATACATCAGCAGCAAAGGCATGGTGTTTGGTGGAACCGGCCTGACGCGGCCAACCATCATCCGGGCAACTGACGAACTGACGCGGTTGCGCTTTCTGCTGAAGATTGGCGAGCCGACCAATGATGGTCAGGAATGGGAACTGGGCGAAGAACCGGATTTTGACGCACTGGAAGCACGTTATCAATCCCGCAAAGATGCGCGGCGCGGTCAAACCAGCAAGGCACGTCAATCGGCGCAAGGTGGTAAAGCTAACATACCACCCACAGGTGGTTTGTCTGACATACCAGAGGTGGTAAAGCCAACAGACCAGAAGGAGTCTGTGCCACAAACCAGTGGTGGTATGTCCGACATACTGAATCAAATCCATTCCAAAGACACTCTTCAAAGCCAATCAAAGAATACGGAAGGCGATTCTATTTCTTTGAATGCAAAAGAGTGGAAGACATCCAAGCAAATGCTTGAAATCCAACTCAACCAGAACACCTTCATGACGTGGATTAAGGATGTGGAATATCTACGTGAAGAAGCCGGAAATGTGTGGGTGTTCCAAGCGCCGACGACATTTGCACGGGATTACCTCCAACACCGGCTGGTGCGTGAAATCAAGCGCGTGGTGCGGGATGTGCACGGCAGTCCAGTCGAGTTGGTGTTTGAAAGCGCGGTGTCAGCATGAGAGAACGTATCCGCATGACAGACGACGGCGAAGAGAAATATTGCCACAAGTGCGAAGACTGGCATCCGAACACAGACGAATTCTTCTTTGTGCAACGTGGGAAGCTGCGCTCGCCATGCAAGGCGTGCATCCAAGAGAAGCGATTCACGCTGAAGGTGTGCTGCGTGGAAGGCTGCAATCAACCGCGCAAGATGCTGGCATGCCGACCCGGGTCGCGCTGCCTGACGCATGAACGCCAGTATCGCGCCGATTACAAAGCACGAAAGGCGGTGAAATGATGCCCACACGTCACACTGAGTTTGGTGATGAAAAATGGTGCAACATGTGTGAAGACTGGTGGCCGAAGACGAAAAAATTCTTCTATGAAAAAGAAGGCGCTTTAAGCTCACCATGTAAGGCATGCATTGAAGACAAACGGCGCGATACCAACGCAATCAAGCCATGCTGTGTGCCCGGATGCAATCAGCCGCGATGCCACTGGCGGTTGAGTCGCTGCCGGACACATCAACGCGAGCTTGACCGGAAGAATCACGCAGCGGCCAAGTTGAGAAAGGCTGCCCAGTGATGCGTACACCACAAGAGATTGCGATTGCGTGCATCCAACACGCGATTGAACACGGGCAGACTGTGGAAGGCTTGCTGCGCACATGGCAGTGCGGCTGTGAACCAGATTTGGGCGATGGTTCGGTGTGGATAAACATCGCTGGTGGGCGGTTGTATCCCAATAAAGAAAGCAGCGAGAACATCAAGGTCAAGCCGTATCAAATCGGTGTGACGATTTACCGCAAAGATGGCAACAACGCTTATGGCATTTTTGATGTGCGTGAAATTTGGGAAGAGTTGATTAATCCCAAGCCGAAGCAATTGAGTCTGTTCGAGGTGATGTCATGAAAACTGACCCGTGGGCGAAAGCGCGTGAAATGTGCGAACGATACGGCTATGACATCCGCGAGATTGAAGCCGGACTGGAACGTTTCCGCGCAGTGAATGCACCAGCCAAAGCACGCGCACTGGCGGCAATGGTCAGCATCAGCACGACGACGACCGCACAACCGGCCAAGCTGGCGCACTTCGATGACGTGAAGAAGTTTTGGAGCGCGGACAATCAACGCTGGACGAAGAGTGGGTATGTGTACATCGGACGCCGGATGGTGAACCGACACTTCAACCTGCCACAGTCGCCATTTGGCAACCCGTTCAAGATTGAAGAAGACACCGACGAACTGCGCGAGGATGCCATCGAGATGTATGCCAGTTGGATTACGGGCCAACCGCAATTACTGGCGCAACTGGAGAACCTGCGCGGGATGACGTTGGTGTGTTTTTGTTATCCGCGACGCTGCCACGGTGATGTGCTCATCCAACTATTACGTGAAAGGACGGCGACGAATGCCACGCCGGAATTACAAGGGCAAACGGAGATTGCAGAAGTCCAAAAGAGCGCGGCAGCATCGGAAGGAAGCGATTTGGGCGGGGCTGCCAGCATGGGTGGGACATCCGAGCCACATCAGTTGGCGACCGACACGCAACGCCAACCGAGTCTACAAATTTAAGCGGTTTAGACGACCGCGCGGAAAGGATTATTGAGATGGCAAGTGCAGAAGTGAACGACAAATGCATCCGGCTATATGCCAAGATTGCGGCCTACATGTGCCAGATGGGACACGCGCCGACAGTGCGCGACATGGGCAAGATGATGGGCATCACCAGCACGTCGATGATGGCCTACTACGTCAAAACGCTGGTGAAGTGGGGATGGATTACCAAGGCTGAAGGCAAAGGCCGGACGATTGTGCTGACACGTCCGACAGAAGCCGGACGGACGTTGGCGGACATTGCGCCGTACTTCGCAGACGTGGAAGTGTCCGCGCCAAAGTTGGAAGCACGGACGATGCGGACGCCTATCCGGCATATTGAACGGCGAATCGAGCAGCCGCCATTGCATCGGCGGGAAGTGCTGCGTGCGCAAATTGAACCGTATAAAGGCGGTGGATAAACATGGATTATCAAGAGTTTAGAAGTCAGTACGAGCTTCAGCATCCGTCATCGGTGCCGGTGCTGCGCTACGAACTGAGCGTGTTTCCAAGTTGGGTGCGATGGGCAGTCATGGCGATGTTTGCATCAGCGGCCATCATCAGCGGTGTGCATACTGTGCCGACGGTGTACGCGACCATCGAAGCCAGCAAGGTTGCGCCGTGGGTGCATCAGGCGGCAGCGCTGGCATCATTCGTGGCGGTGGAACTGGCGATTCTGCTGAGCGCATATCTGCTGAAGCACAACCCGTGGTTGGGCTGGCTGCTGCTGATTATCACATCAGTGGTGGCAAGTATCGCCAATCTGCAAAGCTCGCTGTCCGCAATGAATGGCAAGGACGACTGGACACGGGTGGTGGCGGTGACTGTGGGCATCGCTGCGCCGCTGATTGTGCTGGCATCCGGCAAGCTGCTAGTGAATATCTTCGCTGGCGAGCGAACCGTCAACAGCCGGGCAGATGAACGCTACCGTGATGAGTGCCGCAAGTTTGACGCCGAGGTGCTGACGGCCTTTGAAAAATTCAGCAAAAGTAAGAAGGCGTCCGTGGCGCTGCCCGTAGTGTCCGCAAGTGTCCAACCACAACTGCCGTCCGCGTCCGCCCAACTGTCCGTTGCGGACACGCGGACACACGGACACGGACAAGGTTACGGACGAACCACGGACGCACGTGAACAGGTGCGGACATACCTGCGCGAGAATCCGGCAGCCATCGCCATGAGTTCGCGCCAGTTGGCTGATGCGTTGGGTGTGGGCAAGACGATTGTGGCGGAAGAGTTGAAGGCCGTGCGGCAGGCGCAATCTGTGCAGCCGGTGATTGAACAGGCGGAAGAAGTCATTAAGGCGGTGGGTGATGAAGCTCACGGGTGATAACCGCAAGTACACCATAACGTTCGATGACATCGCGGAAGGACGCGTCCGGCTGTTTGTGGATGGCAAACTCGAAAACGAGGCGCACTTCGACACTTACGGACAAGCCTTGCGGATGCTGGATGAACTGCGGGACGAAGGGTGGCTGACGATGTCACCCAACGTCGAGGCGATTGAGAATCTATTACGGACGGCTGAACTGTACGAATTTAAAGCGAAAGGAATGGATTAGATGAGCAACATAACTAAACTATATGCGGACGATTTACCGTATTGGAAAACTGGTCAATCATCACCTGATGTGTGGTTTGACAATGCCAAAGAAGAAATCAAACGCGCCAAGGGCAAAGTTATAACAGAAGCGTTCATGTCTACGGATGGCAAACAGGCGTACATGCTGTCATTCAGTTTTGGGCAGGATACTTACACTATCCACTGGCCTGTTTTGAATTGCAAAGTTGACACAGCTATCAATAAACGTGCTGCAAAAATTCAGGCGGCCACAATGCTATATCACGATGTGAAATCGCGCTGCGTGTCTGCAAGAGTGATGGGCATCCGTTCAGCATTCATGGGTTATCTACAACTCGCCAATGGACAAACTGCCAGCCAAGTCAGCAATGATGAATATCTGATGTTGGTGCCGCCGGTGCTGATGCTTAATAGCAGTCAGTTGGTTAAGTAGTTCTCACCATGAGCAAACTCAATCCATTTTCAAAAGGCTTTGACCAAAAACACTTTGATGCTTTCTTCGGAAAGCGTAGTTAGAAAGGAATCACGATGGACTACACACACGAAATCAACCGGATTGAACGCGGCAAGACCAAGGGCAGCGGATCACCAATGTGGCGCTGCAAAACCGTAGATGGTCAATCGGTCAATGTGTTCCAGCACAGCAACCCGGCACGCGACACTTACAATCTGATGTTCAACGCAGGCTATGCGGACATCATGATTATGGAAGAAGGCGAGGTGCGCAACTGGACGCAGCATCCGATTAAAGTGGTGCTGGTGAAAGATGGTGAGTGGTGGAAGTTGGATGATGTCGAACCACGCGCTGCCGGTGCCGAGCCGGACGCGGGCGTCATGCCGGATGTGGCGGCCTACCGTGACAGGGCGCAGCGCCATGCCAAGATGCTGGTGGACAAACGCTGGCAGGTGAGCTTCTTCGACACTGAATCGACCGGCTTGCAAGATGATGACGAGATGGTCAGCGCGGCAGTCATCACCGCCAAGGGATTGGTGCTGTACAACGAACTGCTGCTGCCACAACATCCCGAAAAGTTATGGCGACCGGGCAAGAATATGCAGTGCGCAGCGGAAGTCAATGGCATCACGCCGGAACAATTGACTAATTGCGCAATGGTAGAAGATGCACTGGTAAGTCTTGCGATGATTCTAACAGGGCGTGTGTGGGTGGCCTATAACGCGAGCTTTGATGTGGGACTGCTGGAACGCGAGTGCCTGCGCTATAAGCATCCACTGATTTACAGCCTTGGCATACACGACGCCATGAAGCTGGTCAGTGAATATGTTGGCGAGTGGAATCCGACACGCAACCAATTCCAGTATTTTTCATTGGGTGCCGCAGCCAGTATGCTGGATGTAGAAGTCGAGATGGCACACTCGGCCTGCGCGGATGCCAAGACCACGCTGGAGCTATTACGGGCGATTGCAAACGGTGCACCGGTGAAAAGTAGCGGCGATATTCCATTCTAATCGCGTTATAATAAGCAGTAACTAACTATGAGGTGAAGCATGTCTGACAAGCCAGTTGTTACACAAGGTGATGCGCGATTTGAGAAGCGCACCATCCACACGCGGGTTGTGGACCGGCAAGGTGAAGCGCATGATGTGGCGTCAGAAGTCGATGTCTTAGTCATCCCGCTTCAGGGCGAATTGAAGAACGGCGACGAATTCAGTGTTACTTATACGCTGCCGCTGGAAGACAACATCAAACCCAAGCCGGACGCGCAATCCTAAACGACTGCAAGTCAACTGAAAAGCAAACGCCTCGCCTGACACGCGGGGCGTTTTTATTGGACGCCGATTTTGTGGCGCGTGTATACTGAAATTAAGACCAAATGTGCTATGAGGCTCCCATGAAAGATGCATTCAAGTACGCGACCAACCAAGCACTGGGCATGCAATTCGAGGTGTTTACCTACAGCATACCGGGTGTGCGCTATGTGTGGGAAGTGCATCCAGTCATCACGTGGCTGATGTCCGTGCTGCTGATGGTATCCGAGCCGGTCACACTGTGGCTATTTAACCGATTGCTGAAGGTGGAATTCTAATGACCATACGCACCAACCAGATTTACCGCGATTATGACAGCAATGGAACGCCACTACTGAGCATCACCTACGATTGGGATGATGCGCTGAGTCCTGCGCAGGTGACCGCCGTGCATGTGACGAATGACGACACCCGCGCACGCACCATCAAAGTGACATCGACCTTCAACGCCAAGGTGTATAGCTTCACCATCCAGCCGGGCGCACAAATCGACCAAGCTGTGCCGAACAATGTGCAAAACCGGCTGCGTGTGGAAGTGCTGCTGCCATCCGGTAAATTGGACGGACTGGACTGGAATATTAGCTAATGGCCTATACATTCCGCGCAGGGGCAAGCGCTGGTAATTCATCTGGCGGTGACGTATCACCGAGTAAGCCAGCCGGTACAGCCGACGGTGATTTACTGATTGCTCATGCGTACCTTGAAGCGGACACCAACACGTGGGCAACTGTGCCAAGCGGCTGGACGTTGGCGGGGTCGATTGCCAACACCGGCGGGTTTACCTTGTGGGTGTATTGGAAGGTTGCCAGCGGCGAACCAGCCTCATGGACATGGACACCAACCACCAATAATTGGCGCACGATTACAGTCGATGCCTACAGTGGCGGTGTGACTCCGGCTGTGGATGTGGTGGGTACAGGTGGGCAGGCGGATGGGGTGGTTAGTACAAGTCAAACCGCACCATCTGTCACCAGTGTTGATGATAATGATTTGATTGCTTTTTCATACGGAAACTTTAGCGGAACCAATCCCACAGTCATTAGCGGCTTTACCACTAATATCCGTACTACATTCGGCGGTGTGGCAGGCGCAGATGCAACCAAGACGCCAGCCGGGGCAACCGGCACCAGTTGGCCAAGTGCTGGTATCGGCAATGAAGATTACGCGGCCATGCACATTGCGTTTGCAATTGGCACATCATCCACACCCGTGTTGGAACAGGAAGGCTTCCGTTTTCGGAATGACGACGGCAGCGAATCGGCGGCGACATGGCGGCAGACTCAGGACACAGATGACAGCGTGGCGGTATCAACCACTATCCGATTGCGGATGCTCATCAATGCCACGAATGACCCGGCAGCCGGACATTACCAGTTGGAATATCGCAAGGTTGGCGACGATACATGGATGGATGTCCAGTAAGGAATACACATGGCTTTTGCATTACCGGATAAAGGCAGTGGCGCGAACGATGTGCAATCCATCGTCTTTAGTGAGTACCTAGAAGCGCTATGGGCAGGGATTGAAGGTATCGACTGTGTACTGGTGGGATGTGCTGTCACAGCGCAAGGTTCGCCAGACATGACCGTGGCAGTATCCAAAGGCGCGGTGTTAGCCAATGGCACAATGAGAGCCGTCGCCGCTGGCAATGTGACCATCACGGCAGCTGATGCGACCAATCCGCGCTTAGATTTGGTGGTGGTCGATAGCAGCGGCACGAAAGCAGCACGCGCAGGGACAGCAGCGGCCAATCCAGCACCACCGGCGCGAACCGCTAATGATGTGGTGTTGGCGGTTGTGTATGTACCAGCCAATGACACGACCATCAGTACCAACCAGATTAGTGATTTGCGGGTGATGCGGACGCAGGGACCCATTTGCATCTACAAGACGACCACTGCCGAAACCACCAACACGACGGCGGCGGCGATTGAAGCGCTCAACAAGGCCAACAGCGGCGTAACCATCCCAGATGGGTTGTTTTTGGCCGGACGGGTGCTGCGTGTGCGGCTCGGCGGGAACATGCTCCTCAACAGCGGTACACCCACCGTGCGCGTGGTGATTGCTTACGGTGGGACAACCATGTTTAGTGATATTTCGGCGGCGTCTACATTAGATGCGGATCGTACCGCGTGGTTTATGAATTTTGATATTGTGGCACAAGGCAATGCGGATCAGTCACTTAATGGTGTGTCGGCAATGGGTAAGATTGCAGCCAAGACCGCGCCCACGACGGGAATGGGTGATGCATGGGATACGGCGGCTGTAATTGCACCGGTGTCCGGCGCTGCGGCGGTGGATAGCAATGCCGCCGATCGGAAGCTATCCGTACAGATTACGTTCAGTGTCAGCAATGCAGCCAATGAATTAGTGGTTGAATCGGCCACGGTGGAATTACTGTAAATGGCAGCCTCACGCGGACACGGCTTGGTTCTTGGAAGTTCATCATCTTACTTAGGTGAAGGACAACTGGGCGCACCGGACAGCGCTCCCGCGATTAGTTTGTCTCTCAGCAGTAACATTGCTGCAAATGCTGCGACGGCCACAACGGCACAATTGACCGCACCATCCGGCAAAACCACAGCTAACTTCAGCGCGGGTCAGATTTCAGACGATACCGACCCGCTGTACAACGACATTCCGGTTAATGATTACACCGAACTGGAATGGGCGATTATCGCGGCGGCGGATGCATCCGGCGATTATGAATTCCGCGTGGTATTTAATGGCTTGCCACTGGATACCTACAGCGCAACACCTGTACTGACCATCACGACCAGTGGTGGGACAACGTATACCGTGTCCATCAGTGGGACGCTGACGCCTGCCGGGGCGCTCATCAAGCAGGATAACAAGGTGGTGGGCGGTACATTGACACCCGCTGGTGCGTTGAGCAAGCAACTCGCCAAGATTCTAGCAGGCACATTGACTCCAGCGGGATTGCTACAGAAGCAAGCATCCAAGCTGATGGTGGGTACGCTCACACCCGCCGGGGCGCTCGCCAAGCAAGATAACAAGGTGGTGGTGGGTATACTGTCACCCACGGGTGGAATTACCAAGCAAGACAACAAACTGTTGGCAGGTACGTTGACACCATCTGGTGCGCTGACACTAATTAAGATAGTTGTTCTGACCCTCGGCGGCACGTTGACAGCGAGCGGGGCGCTCATCAAGCAGGTGGGTAAGGTCACGGCAGGAACATTAACGCCAGCCGCCACACTCATCAAACTGGTGAGCAAGATTGTCGCCGGAACGTTGATACCATCCGGCGCACTCGGCAAGCAAGACTCGAAGCTGACCAGCGGCGCACTCACCAGCAGCGGCGGATTGCTCAAACAGGCCAATAAAGTAGCGCGCGGCACGCTAACGCCAGCAGGATCCGTAAGCAAGCAATCATCAAAGGTGTTGGCCGGAACATTGACCCCCGCTGGAAGTCTCATCAAGCAAGTGAATAAGATACTGGCGGGAACCTTTACGCCCGGCGGTGCGTTGAGCGCTGCTAAATCCAATTTCCTCAAACTGTTGAGTGTGGGCGGCACATTGACACCTGCCGGTGCGCTGACCAAGCAAGCGGCCAAAGTGGTGAGTGGAACGTTATCACCCACAGGCGCGGTGATTAAACAGGCGGCCAAGGTGGTGCGCGGTACGTTGACGCCTGCCGGTGTCATCGGCCTATCGAAGTTGGTCAGTAAGAGCTTCAGCGGCACATTGACATCGAGTGGGGCGCTGCGCAAACAAGCCAACAAGACGTTGGATGGCACACTGACACCATCCGGCGGACTCATCAAGCAAATCCGCACCTTCTTTGGCGGCGTACTAACCAGCGTTGGCGCTTTCATTGGCGTCAACACTAGCTCAACGGTAGTGCAAATTGGCTACGATGTGGCGGATACGCGCCGGATGCCAGTGCTGTTTGAGGGAGTGACCGCGCCGCAACTTTACGACCGCCAAGCGATTACACTATACTATGAAGAAAACAAATGTGCTGTTTTTGTCGGTCAAAATGGCTCGACAATGATTTATGGAGAGTGACACATGGCAAATAAAGTTCCACTGCCCGTTCCACAACCGACTGTGAATTATGTCAAGCTGCTGGTGGTCAAGGATTTGCGCCTTGAAAACGCATTCTATACCGCCGGACATGAAATCGAAGTCTTTCATCACGAAGCGATTGCGCTGCTGCGCGATTATCCTGATTGTTTTGAGGTGGTCTAATGATTGGTAAATTGGGTATGAGTGGCACGGTCGAATTTGAAGTCATCCGGCCAACAGTGAAGAAAGCGCCGTTGTCATGGCGGTTGCGCAATTGGTTCACATGGATGTTCATCACCAGTTGGTTTTGGACACAAGTGTTCATCCCAATCGCTCGCTTCCTGAAAGCGCCGATGGTCATGATGTACGGCGAATTGTCCATTCGTGTGCGCAAAGGCGACACCGGCGAGTGGATTGATTACGGCGTTGTGTCACGGCGAGTCATCACGGACGCGGGGGTTACTTTCCTGCGCGATGACTGGAATAGCGGCGCAAGTGATATTAACACGATGAACTATCATGGCATCGGCACCGGCTCGACAGCCGAATCAGCCGCACAAACCGCACTGGTCACCGAGTCCACCACCGCGCTTAATCCAAACAGTACCCGCGCCACTGGCACACGGTCAGTCCCGGCGTCTAATCAGTATCGCAGTGTGGGCACACTGACGTG